GTCGCTTCCTCCTCGAATGGGACTGCTCATCGGAAGAGGGCGAGTGGTACTTCGACGCGATCCACGACACGTACTTCAAGGGCGGGCAGCAGGGTGTGTGGAGGTACGAGGAGCGGACGACGTACGACGCGCCGGCAATCGTCTCTGTCAGCGTGTCAGACGACGGGTTGGCTGTGACAGTGAACACGACGGCGGGTGATGCGCCGTACACGTACGCACGGCTGTTGTCGTCTGATGGCGCTGTGCGTGATAGCGACCTGCGCCTCGGGTCTGGCGATATCGTGCTGACGCGGTCGGCCGCCGAGAACGGCATCGTCATCCTGTACGGTTGCGACGAAGAGGGCTTCCCGGCGAGCGCCGCGGTCGCGGAGCAGCTGGTGGACTCGACGACGCCAGACTCAAATGCAGCAGACGATAATGTCGCTGTAGCCATACGCACCATGAAGGGCTATGCTGTATACTGGTCAGTGGATAGCCTCGACGGGCACGGGCAGCCGACGTACGGTAGCCCAGTCCTGATATCCTGCCGATGGGACGAGGTGCAGGAGGAGGTCGTCGCGCCGAACGGGGACCGCATCATGAGCAGGGCCCGCGTGATGGTTGACCGCGACCTCGAGATGAAGGGCGTTCTCATGAAGGGCACGCTCTCGGACATCGCGGACAGCGACGACCCGAAGAACAACGTCAACGCGTGGGAGATACGGCTCGTGAAGAAGACGCCGGACTTCAAGGGGAAAAAGTACCTGCGAGAGGCGTACCTGTAATGGCGAACATGGTCCGAATCACAGGCGTCTCGGACATCCGCATCGCGCTGCACAAGGCGGATACGCAACTCGCGAAGGACATGCGCCGCGGGCTGGCGAAGGCCGGGCTGTTGCTGCAGCGGTACTCGCAGGAGGTTGTTCCGTTCGACACGGGCAACCTGCACGGCTCGTCTGGCACGCGCGTAGTCGGGCGCGGATGGGATACTGACGCGATCGTGTTCTACACGGCGTCGTATGCTGTCTACGTGCACGAGAGGACGGACCTGCAGCACGCGATCGGAAAGCAGGCGAAGTTCTTGGAGGGCCCGGCGCGAGAACATCGGGCGGAGTTGCTGAAGGTGATAGCGGCCGAAGCCGGCAAGGGGCCGGGGGTTGGTGTTTGATGAATCACTCGCCAGCAAACATCATCGCCGAGTACCTCTTCGGCGAGGCGATTCTGACGGACCCGGACGACTCCGGCCTGTGGCACGGCTACGTCGGCGTTCTCCCGGACGGAATCGAGACAGATGACGACATCGCGGCTTGCATCGACACGACGCCGATCAAGGACGGTCGGGTGATGGACGGCGCCGCTCTATTCCACTTCGGCGTGCAGATCCTGCTGCGGGCGCGAACCTGCAACACGGGCTACGCGAAGGCGGCGGACCTGCAGGACGCGCTGGCGGCCGTCGATGATGAGCAAGTGATCATTGGGTCGAACACGTACCAGATCGTGAATGTCTCTGATGCCACGGGAATAGTGAACCTGGGGCAAGAAGAGGGAACGAAGCGGCGGTGGATGTTCTCGACGAACTTCATCGCCACAATCAAGGAGGTGTAGCATGGCCGAAATGCAGGATGGGTTTTCCACCACCATCTCGTATGCAGAAGACAGCTCGGTGGTGATGTCGGAGATCAGCGTCACGCCTCCTGGAGTCAGCGGTGGCGGGGCGATCGATCAGACGACAATGGGGAACACGACTTATCGGACGCAGGCGCCGAAGAGCCTGAAGTCGTTGAGCGATGCTGGGGCGACCGTCTCCTACGATCCCGCGGTGCTCACGGAGATCCTCGCGATGGTGAACGTGAACCAGCTGATCACGATCACGTTCCCCGACTCGCAGACGTGGGCGTTCTACGGGTGGATCGACGAGTTCACGCCGGGCGAACTGGTCGAAGGCCAGCGACCGACCGCAACGCTCAAGATCATCCCGTCGCAACTCAACGGGTCGGACGTCGAGACGGCTCCCCTTCTCGGGTAGTGCGTAGCGCAGTGGCGTGACAGGCTGGACGGAATGGACAGGGAAGGATGCTACCATGGCTGAGCCGCTGAAGCTGTCGCTGGACCTCGCCGAGGTCGAGGTCGTATTGACCGGAGCAGACGGAGAAGAGAAGCACTGGAAGATCGTCGAGCTTGTTGCGTCGGAGCGGAACAGGTATTTAAACAAGCTCACGAATCGCACAGTGATCGGGTCGGACGGCAAGACGGCGCGCATCAAGAGCTTCGACGGCTTCCAGGCCGATCTTCTCACGCTCTCGCTGCGCGACGAGAACGACAGGTTGGTGCCCAAGGACGTGATCGAGGGGCTTCCGGCGAAGGCGCAGCACGCGCTCTTCGAGAAGGCCCGCGATCTGTCGGGCCTCAACCAGGACGCGGAGGCGGACGTCTCAAAAAACGACTGACGGGTGAGGCGCTGCTGTGGCACAAGGTGGCGTCTCACCTGCATCGTACGGTGGGCGAAGCGCAAGCATCGATGACGTTCCGGGGGTTCCTGCGATGGGTGTGGTTCCTCGAGTGGCAGGAGTCGGAGGCGCCGGCGACGAGGGTGGAGTATTACCTCGCGCAGATCGCCGCGTACATCGAGGCGAGCGGCACGGGCAAGAGCGTTCACATCAACGGCAAGCTCATGAAGTTCAAGATGGAGGATGCCACACCCATCGACCCACAGGTGCGCATCCAGAATTCGAAGAACTACTGGTTCACGCTCGGGAAGCTCGGCGTGCGGCCGCCAACAGAGGCCGTGAGACGCAAGACGGCGGAGTGGCAGAAGCAGAAGCGGAAGGCACCGAAGCGCGGCCGACGCGCTAGGTAGGGGCCTCACATGTTCAGCCTCGACCTCGGCAACCTCGTAACGCACATCATCGCAGACACTACGCAGTACGTGCGCGGGTTGCGTGTTGCCGAGGCGACGCTTGAACGCTTCTCGGCGAAGTCGCTTCGCATTGGCCGGACGATGTCGACCTACATCACGGCTCCGCTCGCTCTGGCCGGTGGCATAGCCGTCAAGCTCGCATCGGATGCAGAAGAAATCACCTCCAAATTCAACGTGACATTCTCACAGGTAGGATGGAGCGCTGCCGCGGCGGTAGCGGTACTTGACAGGGCGTACGGTCTGAATGCGACAGAGGCTAAGAACTTACTCGCTGGCACGGGCGACCTGCTGACAGGCTTTGGCTTCGAGCAGCAGGCGGCCCTGGATCTCTCGTTGCAGGTCCAGAAGCTGGCCATTGATCTCGCCAGTTTCCAGAATCTCGAGGGCGGCGCAACGCGAGCGTCAGACGCACTCACAAAGGCGCTGCTCGGAGAGCGCGAGAGCGCGAAGCTGCTGGGCATCGTTATCCGTGAAGAAGACGTGAAGACGCGCATCCTCGAGAACGCAAAGAGGGGCCTCACGTATGCGACCGAGAACCAGGCCAAGGCGTACGCAACGCTGCAGATCGCACATGAGCAGTCGAAGAACGCAATGGGTGACTACGCACGCACGAACAAGAGTTTCGCCAACCAGCTGCGCGAGTTCTACTCTGACATCAAGGATCTTGGCGAGTCGGTCGGACGTATCATCCTGCCATTCGCGAAAGACCTCGTGGCCCGCCTCAAGGACGTCGTCGCGTGGTTCCGCGCGCTGGATGATAGCACCAAGAAGTGGATCGTTGTGCTGGCGGCGAGTGCTGCAGCGATCGGGCCTGTCCTCATCGCGCTGGGCCTGATGGCCGGTGCGCTCGTGAAGATCATCACTCTGATGACGTTCCTTGTGTCGCTGAAGGGGTTGTACGCCGGTCTCTTTGTCGCCGCTGCTGTCGGCGTGTGGATGTTCGTGGACGCGATCACGGATGCGGATCTCGGCATCAACGGATGGGTCGCCAATGTGCGCGTCGGAGGGCATCGAATTGGAACATACATGGAGATTGCGGCAACGCACATCTGGGAGGTCTGGGAGAGTACGATAACAATGCTCACCAGCCTGTGGCACCGACTGGAGAAGGTAGTGGCCGATGTCGCTGGGTCAATCTGGCGATCCATGCTGCGGGTAGCACGCTTCATCAACGACGTGTACTGGGGTGTCATAAAAAGCCTCGTATCGGCATTCCGGACCCTCGCTCAGAGCATGGTGAATATCGGCGTATTTCTCGGAGTGATCGATGAAGGCGACGCGAAGATAATGTCGATGGGTCTGGAACTGCTAACTGTCGGCGTGGAGAACTACGCAAAGACAATCGAAAATGTCTACAACCGCAAGGTCGCGGCAAGCCTCGACGCATCAGAACAGCGACAACTCGAGCACGTGAAGAAGATCGCGGCACTGAAT